TAGGGTAGCGTTTAGGGGGTCGTGAAGATTTATCGGCGGGGACGCTAGACGACGGGGATGTTCCCTAAACGATAGGGTAGCGTTTAGGGGGTAGCGTTTAGGGGGGAGTGTTTACAGATTCCCTACACCAGAGGGTAGCGTGCCGCTGTGCCACCTGTGCCACCTGTGCCGCTGTGAACACTATAGTAGCGATTTTGCTATTTTATTTTTTTTTTTTTCTTCAGTTATATGGTGGCACAGGTGGCACAGGTGGCACAGTAGAGCTAAAATATTGCTATATAAGGATTTTTTGGCCTCGCTGCCGTGCCACCACTGTGGCCCGCATATATCGGTAGTGTCACACTTTTGGCGTTAATTTGGGTGCATTTTCCCGAATTTTCCTATTTAATACCTAAGACTCACGGGCTAGGACAAATCGCATGGGCACTTACAGCGAGTTCTTAATCCTCGCCGCCGTCACACTGGTGGCACAGCGTTGAAACTAATGGATAATCGGGCATTGGAGGCGGATTTGGGCAAGAAAACCCCACCGGTCAAAGCGGTGGCGACGCGGGGGCCAAACCGGCGTCTGACACGCCGCCAGGAACTGTTCGTGAAAGAGCTGGTGGCCAATGACGGTCTCATCACCATGCGCGAGGCTGCCATCCGCGCGGGGTATCCCGCCAGGAGCGCTCACTCCCGCGCCTATGAATTGACCAACGCGAACCACTGCCCGCATGTCGTGGCCGAAATCCGCCGTTACCGAGACGAACTCAACGAAAAGTACGCGGTCGGGTATAAGCGCCATGTCCGCGATTTGCAGAAAATCCGCGACCTCGCGTTAGACAACGGCGCTTACTCTGCCGCTGTGCAGGCGGAGTACCGGCGCGGTCAAGCGCAGGGCGACATTTATGTGAGTAAATCCGAGATCCGAACCGGCTCTATCGACCAAATGAGCCGCGCCGACGTGGAGAAAGAGCTTGAGCGAATCCGAGGAAACTTTGATCCGATTGTTGACATCACTCCAGTCTCCGTTGCAATCGTCGAACCAGAAGGCGAGGAGGGCAGCGAAGCGGGAGAGCGACCTGTGGCAGAGGATGCTTCGGGGGCTGAAGAAGACGGGGCGAAAAATTGAAGCCACGCGGCTGGAGAGCTGGTCCACGCCCGGCGTACCCGATGTCATTTTTTGCGGGGAGAGTGGGCGCTTCTCTCTGGCAGAGCTTAAAATTAGCCGCTCGCGCACCGGCCCGCTGCGTCTCTCGCCCCATCAGGTTGCGTGGCATAGTCGCCATGCCCATGGCGATTCTTTTCTCATTGTGCGCGATAGCGCTGACGATCTTTGTGTGTATCGCAGCGCCGCTGCTGTTGATTTGCGCATGGCTGGCCTTGACGCCGTTGCGCCTCTGGCTGTTTTTCCGCCGCCGCATGATTGGGAGGCGCTTTTTCGTTTGATCTGCCCAGCGTGACGGGTATTATACATATAGTCTTACAATAGAGGAGCCACCTATGGACCAGTTCACCGACCTCGTGCAAAATATCATCGAACGGCTGGCCCGGTGGCTGGACCGCCGCCCGGGCTAGGCTCAGCGGAGTCCAGATTCTGCGGGCAGCGCCGGGACAAAATGGACAGTTCGTTTTTTCTCCTCGACGTATGCCAGTCGGATGCCCAGTCTTTTCTGCAATTTGGACCGTGGGCGATAGCAGCGACGGTCGCGGCCCTCGCGCCGCCGCATTCGGTCAGCCTTGGCGTCGAACAGATAAACGCGACCGTCGCGCCCAATCGCTGCTACATCTACCGGCCCGTGGGCACCCGCTGCCACAAGTACTGCGGCACCGGCCCTGATCAAATGCTCAATCAGCACGGTCTCGCACACGTCGCCTAGTACGTGGTCTGGGTGGCGCAGCTGGACACGCATCATTGCCGCAGTTTAGCGTCGTTTTGGCGGCTTGCAACCGGTGCGGGGGTGCAAGCCCCCGCACCGTCTTATTCCCCCTCATTCATTTTGTCGCGAACATCGTTGCGGGATAGCACATTTCCCCTATTTTGATATTCGGTCCAAAGCATTGAAAATATCTCCTGCGTCATATTCCTAATCAAATCAACAGGAACCCACGCGATCCGCACACCATCGACAAACGCACTTCCAGCATCTGACGGATTACCTCCTTGTTTGGTGCCGGTATATTTCCAGTCGATAATTTTAGCCATCTCTTCTCAGTCCTCCTTGTATTGGTCGTTTTCAACACTCGGCAATGCCTCGCCTAAGGCGCGCAGAGATGTCAAACAGCGTTCCTTACTGTCTAGAGTCTGAACTACAATTATGTCGGAAATGAGGCAGAAATAAGGTCATTTTGAGGCAATATTGAGGCCGCTTCGTGGCGAAAACTTGCTTATTTCTTGCTTATTTCTTGCTTATTTCAAGTCGGCCTCCGAAATTGCCTCAAAATGACCTTATTTCTGCCTCATTCCTGCCACAATTGCACCCGACGGTGCCACCACACATTAGGGAGAGTGGATTGATATGACGTTCCTACTTTTTGACGATAAGAGCGAGGAATACTTTGTCGCTCGGCGCACCAAGGATCAGGTAAAAGAGATTTTCCACGACATGGCAGTGGGAGAGGTCCGAATGCTTTCCGATAGTGTCGGAATCATCCGCGAAGCATCCCGACCAGCAACCCCGACCCGACCCGGCTGATCGGGGTACTAAGAGCCGCCAGGGTAATCTCCCAGCCCAGGGCCATAAATGACGCAGACCAAATTGGTATAGAAGTGGAGGTGAAAATGAAGCCATCAACAAGAGAACAGCGCGATGACGAGCGCCAGATTGGCCGCGCTTACGACGCGTACTTCCAGTGTTACTCTGCGCTGCTGGCTGCCGGAGTCACACCGGCGACCGCTGTCCGAGCCGCCGCTGCGCATCTGGTGCGCTCGGCGTTCGAGGCGCTGCCCGGTGCGGCGGCAACGTCGGTGATTCTGCAAGCGATTCAGCACCGGCTCTCCGAGTGCGACGACGACAGCGCAGGGGAGCCCTCTCCAGCAGAGCAGATCGCGATTCTACGGCGCAACGTACGTGAACTCCAGGGGCAGCTGCAGCAGGCGCACCGCAACGTCGGCGGCGCTTGCACCGATAGGCACTGCTCTTTTCGTTTGACTCCCCTCCCCGCCTAGTCTACAGGGGTAGTCTCATATCGTAGTATATCACGAAGGAGAACGAAAATGGCAAATCGCACAAAAATCCATCCGCTGGTTGCGCGGGGTATCCAGCAGCTCGTGCGCACTCATGCGACGAATGTGGACGGCACGCCGATGACCCAGCAGCAGTTCGCCGACGCCCTGAACGTGTGCGCGGACACCGTAGCCGCCGCCGTCAACGGCACCGGAGGCTACCGGTATCAAAGCCCTGCGGCCCTGGCGGACGGCAACGGCTCCAAGGCCGCCAGCACCAGCACCAGCAACGGCTCCCCCAAGGCCGCCACCGAGAAGGAGCCCACCGGCGAGACGCTGCCGGAGGCGCTGGTCCTCGACGCGTTGCAGGATCTCGCGGGCGCGGTGCGCGATCTGGAGCACGCGCTGTGCAACGACAAGGGAATCGACGTGCGCACGGCGGCCTATGTGCACGCGCTCGGTCGGCGCGCGGCATGAAGATGACTGGACAGCGCCAGGGAAAATTTCCCTGGCGTTTTCTGTTTGATTGGTGTAGCGCCGCAAACGGCGTTCGCTTTCGTCCCAGGAAAATACGTTTGCTTTATGTGTTGGGGTTTGTTACTCTCTCTTATGGGATAAATCACATAAGGTGAGAGGACATGAAAACCCTTAAACTTCTGCACGGAAATCGGCCCACCAATAAATTTTATATTCTAGCTTCGCCGGGCGCGGTGCCGACACGGCGACGCGGCGGGTGGTCCGATTACAACGATTTTCTAGCACTGTCGCAATCTGGCTGGCTTGAGCAGCGGGCAACGGGGCCGCGCGGCGGTAAGACATGGTGGGTCACGCGGAAGGGGAAATATCATCTCGCAAAAGCGCGGCGCGAATTGGAAGGCGCGGCAACATGAAACATTCGGCCTTGTATGTGTTACCCGATGCCGCCGGGATTGTGGGGTTAAATACGAAAGAAAACACCCCGCACACGGACCCTAGCCGAATGTTCACTAGCATGTGGATTTAGCTTTCCCGTTGTTACGATTTAAAGCCCCGCCGGAATATTCCAGCGGGGTTCTTTTTGTTTGATTCCATAAGATTGTTTATATAGGATCGTTCCCATAGACCATAAACAGGGAGTCGGACAATGATTAGAGACATTGAAGCACTGCGCCGCGCCCTAAAACGCGGCGCTTATTCCGGCGTCGTGCTGTACGAAGGACCGTCGCGGATTGACGGTGCGCCAATCGTCGCCATAGCTTGCCGAATCATGGAAGCGAGCGGCAATTCCAAAACCGGCGCGATGGTGCAAACGTTTATACTGCGCCGTGATATCGCGCCGCATGAGGCGTTGAAAACCGGCGAGGATTCCAGCGTTTGCGGGGATTGCCCGCTTCGCCCGATAAACAAAGGCGGGACGCGTTGCTATGTCCGAGTGTATCAAGCGCCGCTATCAGTCTGGGGCGCGTTCCATCGCGGACGCTATGCAGTGCCCGGCGTCGATTTTGACGCCGGGCTATTGTCCGCCCTATTCGAGGGGCTGGCGTTCCGCATTGGTAGTTACGGCGACCCCGCCGCGATCCCGGCGAGCGCATGGAAAACCGCAACGCGCAAGGTAAAGAACCGCACGGGATATACTCACCAATGGCGGCGGCGCATTGGAGTCGGACTCAAAGGCCTTTGTATGGCGAGCGCGGATAATGAATCCGACGTTGCAACCGCAACCGCTCGCGGCTGGCGTACATTCAGAGTCCGGAAGCATGACGCGCCGACTCTTAAAGCCGAGTCTATTTGTCCCGCCAGTAAGGAAGGCGGAAACCGGACGCAATGCGACAATTGCGGCTTGTGCCAGGGTGCGACCATTGCGGCGCGCAATATCGTGATAGCGGATCATGGCTTGATGGACTCGCGCCGTCGCGCCGTTGCTTGATTATATAGTTGCACAATAAGACGCGTTCTTATAAGTTCCCATATAGCGGCGGGGTTGTCCTGTCGCGCTACACAGAACGGAGTCAGACATGTCCACACTAA